TAACTAAAAACATAGCACTAGATAAGTAACTTTTGTCTGCTAAATGGCCCATTTGAATGTCAAAGTATTCGGACTTTTTATCTAAGCCTCCAAACCCCTGCACAAACCCAGCGGGGTGGAAATTAAAGTAAGCGTCACTTGAGCCAATTTGTAAATCTCTGTTTTCGTAAGGGCCTCCAGCTTGTGTGGCCGCATCGTAGGCTTTCTTGGCTCCTGCTTTAAAATCGTTAGCGTAAGCTGGAGACACCGTAGAGGTAGGAGAAAAGAAGCCTTCAATATTTTTTAAGAAGTCATCACTATAATATGGCTCGTTGTTTACGTTGTGACCCATAACCCAGTAAGGCCGAGACTTTACCTTTTCAAAGTAAACCCTGTAACGCTTGAAACCTTTGGTGGCGCTTATTGTTCTATTATTTTCTAGAGTGTGATTTGTGGTTGTGTAACTGTAAGTTTCGTTTGTGTGGCCTCCAATTGGAGAGATGTCTCTAGTGGACATGTTACCAGGGTAACTGTTTGGATTAACGTCCGCTGCCCAATAGTAACCACAGCTAGAAGCAAAATTAAGCGTTGTTGTGTTGAGTCCTCCTAAGAAAGTTGTACCAACTCTAAATCCTGCGGGAGCAATCTGCTGGTAATATATTGGAGCTTTAAACGTGCAATAATATGGTATGTAGCCCGCATAATTACTATGCTCCGCCTGATCAGTAACGTCTTGCACGCATTTAATACCTCTACCTCTCCACTTGCCGTCAACATCAATCTGAATCCAAGCTTTCCAGCCTTCACCCAGAAGGTCTAGCGTGTCTTGCGTTACTTTTGCGAGTGATTCGACATTGGAAAACCTGCCAGCAAGCTTTTTAGTTAAATCAAAAGTGTGTGCATTTGCAACAGCTAAAGCCTCTACGTCTAAGTCAAATTGGTCCACGTAAGCCACCATGAAGAAGGCGTTTACGGTTTCTTCTCCAGCCCTTTCCACTGCCCAGCTTGGGCTAATTTCAATAACATCAACATCAGCGCTTATTCTTTTTACGTCTATGTCTGTTCTGGAGCCGTCTGCATAATTTGCATATGAAAAGGTGCTAGGAGAAGAAAGCACGATTATCTCTTTTACGTCTGCTGCTCTATTTAAATTAAAAATTTTAATATGGTTGTCTAGATCAATGAAGCCTTCTAGATTACTAGGTACTGAAGGCAATGGGTTTTGAACTATAAGCTTATCTCCCTGCCCGTCGTTACTCACAGCCGTGCCTTCAGAATCGGCGGGGAGAACCCGCAAACTTATGGTTCTAGAAATGCTATTGTAATCGTTGTTGTGATCCGCGTAATTATCAGCTAACGTATAATCAAAAGTTGTTAATCCTAACTCTGAGTCATCTGGTTTGTAATTATTTATTGTTCTTACTGAATTACTTAGGCTTGTGTCGTCATACACTTCGACATTGTATTGGAAGTCTAAGGCTATATTTGCTCCTTGGAATTGTGGCAAAGAAGTCTTCCATTTAAACTGAGCAGTTGAGTCATCGAACTCATCGATAGAGCCTCGTGTGGTTGGATCGCTTGTGTCGCCTTGTGCTCCACCCAAGGCGTCATCAAGAAGTGAAAGATGAGTTATTCTAATATCTTTTACTGGGCTAACGCCACCCACTGAAGCCGTATTTTGAGCAGAACCATGCGACCCATTGGACTCACCAAGGCTATTGTAAGCGTAAGCTCTTATATGGTAAATGCCATCAGAAGATGGAATAAAATTAGCTGTTAAATTATTTAAAGAGTAAACTTTAACTGTTGAGTCGTAATCAGACTCAGTTGGGTAGCTTCCTTTCTTGATATAAGCTTGATAGTAAGAAACAGACGCGTCATGATCAGGGCTTTGACCTATCGTAAAAGTGACTATTTTTGTGTTTGGCGCTCCATCAACTTTTGTTCCGACTATAGTAGCTGGGCCAATGCTTGTTGGTGAACTCGGTACTTCGAAAGTTACAGAGTTTACGGGTTTAGTAGCTTGATCAATCTCTCCATATTTTACTCTAGCATACTCAGCCGCAGAAACTTCATACTTGCCTTTGTCCCGCTCACTGATATTGATTACTCTGTATTCTTGTTCTTGGGGCAATCTCTCGAAGAAGGTGTCTGCGTCATTATTAACACCTGTAGTCGCAATACTCCATAAAGCCTCGCCGCTGAATCCGCTAGTTGTGTAAGACGTTTCATTGAGATTTCCGCTAACCGTTATAATACTTACGCCACTATTTGAGTCATACGCAACCGTATTCGGGCTAATGTCAAATGTTTGGATTTGTTTGTTTCTTACTAAATCTATTTCAGAAGAATTGTTTAGATTAACCTGAGAAGTGTCGTAATAAAAAGATGGAGTAGAGACTGTAAGCTGATACTCTATGTTACTGTCTAAATTCTCATTTGTAATGAAGTTATTGCCATCCCAGCTTTTGCCGCCTTTTAGCTGTGAGTCTAAAGCGATCTTAAATATTGAGTCACTGGTGCGCTCTAGAGCCTTGATTCTGCCCCCACGGCGGGTCATTGTCCTATTGGAGTCAGAGACGCTGAAAACGTCTCCTGGGCGCAGTATGACCCCTTCCTGACCGCATGTGAACGACACTGTTTCGGTCTCATGAGCTTCAGTAGATAGAATCCATCTGCCTAATCTTTGGGCTTGGGATTTACTGGTACAACCAAAGGCTGATATCTCTTTTTCTTTGATGCCGTATTTTCTGATAGCGTCGATATCTTCAACATATTCAACTGCTGGTTCAAACTTGTTATTTTTGTCATTGTATCTGACAATTGCTACTGTGTGTCGGACTTTAGAGCTTGTGCTTGAATATTTAAACTCTCCGTTTTCAACGCTTGTGTTATTGAATTGAAATATAGGATTTTTTAAAGAGTCTTGGACTGCGAACAAATTGCCGCCGTTGTAATAAACAATTCCCCTAAAAACACTCGCCATGTCGTTAAGAACTTGATAAGCGTCAGAGCGGGATTGAATCACTATATTACAGCTAAACCTAGGCTCTAGCCCTCCGTCATAATCTTCCACCAACTCATCGCAATACTGCGCGATCTCGTACAAAGTCCATTTGTCAAGAGTTGACGTGTCTACATATCTACCAAGCCCATATCTTTTGTTTGTAATTAAATCATAGAAACACCAAGCTGGGTTATCGGTCCAGTATTTACCTTTGTCTCGCGTAGCTCCCGCAGTGCCATAAGGGCCAGTCGATTCGGTTGAGAACTCTCCGTTCCAATGACCATTGTAAGTTCTTGTAACAGGATCATAGTTGCTAGGAATCTTAACTTTCAAGAGCCTCATGTCGTAAGCTCTTTCGGGTATTTGAGAGAAGTTCTCGGCGTTAAAAGTGTTTTTTACGACGTAGGTTTTGGGGTATATAAAAGTGTCTTCTACTTCCTCTACGATGTTATCCACGAATACTTCGTTTCTGACATCTGGTGTTGTGGGCTCTACTTTGTTTTTGTATATTCTTATCTCCCACCCTATAAAATCGCCACGGCCTTGACTGTCTTTGGCTTCATTTAGAGGTAAGTCAAGCTCGAAACTTGTTGCGTATGGAGTGCTTAAGGCTCCTTCTAGTTTAACTTTACCGCCGTGTTTGTATTCTATGTCTGCGCCTAAAGCGTATTTAGCTCTGTAGTCAATATTCACCCTAACATCAGCGTCACGAAGCTGACCATAAGTCTCATTGGGGTTTTGAGTTGTGCCTGGGTTTCTATCTATAGTTCCTAAAGAGTTAACTCTTAGGTTAATAATTGCTTTGTTGCAATACTTATTTCTTACTGTGTAATAGCGGTAATACTTGGTAAACTCAGCAGTGCTACCAGTCTTAACTTCTAGCCCTCTAAGCTTTTCGTTTATCTGAACAAGCCTTCTGGAGCTTAAGCCACCTTGAGAGACTGTCTTTTGGTCTGTTACTAAGTCTACTGTATCGTAATTAAATTTCTGAGAGTCTTTATCAAAGATCGGAGTTTTATTCCAATATATAGAAGCTAGCTCCCCTGAAGCTTGAACGTTGGAATAGCTTACTGTATTAACACCCGCTGTATAACCAATGCTACCTTCGGTGTTCGAACCGTTATCTTTAAAGTCTTCATGGACTAAGCCAGAGACCTCACTTTCGCAAAGCAAGTCAACGACATACCCTGTGGTACTAGACATGAATCTAATGCCAGTATTATCATTGAAATAAACGCCTTGTACTTTATCTGTTGCCATTAGTTGTAATAAGTTCCGTTATTGTAAATTAATCTATCACCGTGCTCGTGAGAATAAGCTATGGTAAGTGAGCCAACCATCACGCGCCCGTAGCCAATTGGGACAGGGCCGCCTGGGTTGTACGTATTTAGCGGACCGTTGAATAAATAAGACTCTCTTTTGTTTACCTGCTGTATCTCTCTGAAGTCTTCAAACTCTGGTGGTTCAGCAAGCAGGTTACTCATGCCTGTTAAAAACGCATAAGCCCCAATCATCATTGCTGTTGCATTCCCTGTTGCGTAACCAATACCAAACATAAGGCCACCGCCAATTACCAAGGCTAAATCCTTGCCGTCTTCACCAGCGCCTTCTAAAACTGGCACAATGTCTATAGTCTTGTGGTTTTTATTTAAAAACATTTCAGAATCAACGACCTCTTCAGCTTTGTTGATGCTTTTGGAAAACAAAGGTTTATCGTCTGTAAGTATCTTGTATTTGATATTGTGTTTTTCGTTTTCTACGATAGCTTTAGAGAGCTTTCTTTTGCTAATAACGTCAACGGCTCTAAGAGCTTCGGCAACATTATTAACTTTAAGCTCAAATTCTTTTTGATCTAAAGCTTCTGCTAGATTACCGTGAAAAGTGATTTTAGTTAACTCTGACATTTTTGTGCCTAATGACTTTCTTGATTAACCGTAAGTGTCTACCTGTTAAAGATTCTATTCTGGAATAGCTTTTTTCAGGTTGATGTAGGATTAGCCCATTGCCCAGATAAATAGAGATATGAGAGCAGGGTTTATTCTTGCCACTATTAAAAAGTATGCAGTCGTATCTATTTAACTCATCAACTTCAAAAAAACCTTCTTCTTCAAAATGCTTTTCGAAAAGCTCATGCAGGTAACTTCTCCACTCTTGATCTCTGTAGTAATGGCTCAATGTTATTTTCAGTTCAGCTTCGTAGAAGGCTCTAACTAACGAGTAACAATCTGATTCTCCTATTTCAAACTTTCTTCCTATGTAGTTGTTAAAATCACCGCAAGAAGGAGAGAACTGCAATAGCGAATTGTTTTCGGGGCAGTACATTACATAAGTAATATTGTGGCTAATGCTATTAAACTTATCAAACTCAGAAAAATTTTGGTTGCCATTAGTATGGGAGTGGTACACGGCAACTATTTCGCCAAGATTCGAAGCTTGCAGGTAATCTCTTGGGTTAACCCTAAAGAAGTCTTTCTCTAAAGAGTCGTTTTTTGTGGGCACGCAAGTCAAAGCACCGCCGTTAGACACGATTAAGCCGCAACATTCCTTTGGGAATTCTTTATGGTATTCAGCCTTAATTTGCTTTTTAATGTTGCTGTCTAATATCAATCTATTGCCCTCCTAGAAGTTGGGAACCCACCAAAGGGTAAAGGCCCGTCTAGTATTCCTAGCTCTGGGTTGTTGCGCCACCTGAGTCTGCACCCATCAAGAGTTTTGGAGCATTGATCAGCTACCCAGTGGTCATTATTTGGCGGTATGTTCCCTTTGTTGCCATTCGTTTTAGATACAAAATAATAATTAACACCTTTTATTTTAACTCTTATACTTTGACCTTTACTGTAGGTAGTATTGGGATTCCATTCGTCTTGACCATTGGTGATATTAAATTCAACATTTTGCCCAAGTATAGTAGAAATCAATTCGTTAGTGTGAGTCGCTACTGGCGGGGCCGCTCCGTTGAGGTTCGGTTCGTTGCCATTGGGAATTGGGTTGGGGGTAGTTTTGCAGTCAAGGTTTGAGTTTTCGTGGGTGTGTGTAGAATCGTTAGATTTACCATAAATAGAATCGGCAGAGTTTTTTTGCTGACTCCACTCATAACAACACCCTTCGCCCCTGTATGTCCAAGGGCAATTAAAATCATTTACAACACGGGCAGGTAACTTCAAATCTTGCGTGTCAAAAGGCGAAGCTAGCTCTAGCTCTAACACATTCACCGTCTCAGCAGATTTTCTATCAACAAAATAAATGTCAGGAGGAAATTGAGCGTTTGGGTCTGGGTCAAAACCTTCGGGTGGATTAACTATGCTAGAAAGTAAATTCCCATCAGCGTCATAAAAGTTAGAGTTATCTATGTATTTAGTAAAAGTTCTAATTCTTGTAACCTTAGAGCCCACGAGGTCATCCAAGTCTCTTATTGCTGTTTTAATGAAAGTAATTCTGTTTTTTACCTCTTGGGGTAATCCCTCTGGGTCGGTTGTGACTGACATTTTTGGCCTAGGCGGTGAACCTTTGGCGCTTATTTCGTACCCTGTGATTTGAATAGGGGCGGCAAAATACTCTTGTGAGTTAAAAAATATAGAACTCCTAAATAGCTTAATGTTGTTATGAAACCTTAGTACGGTTTTACCATCTGTTGTGTAAGCGCTGCCGCCACTGCCTTCTATGAACAAGCTTCTTTGATTGTTTTTAAGAAGGTCGGTTATATCAATTTCAAATAAAGACAGTATTGAAGTAGGACTCAAGGAAGAGGCATCCCTTGTTACCTTTTTTAGAGACTTTTGTGCGTCTGAGGTGTCCATTTTATTCCACTACTTCTTCCAAATCTACTTTGATAGAGTAATTATTATCGAAGTTCATCGTAACATTCCATTGTCTACAAACAAACTTTTTCATTGAGGAATAAGGAGAAGGTGGCAAATATACGAACGCTTCGGAACCACCTCTCTGATGTAAAAAGTGAGAGATTGCCGTGGTTTCGGCCTCGTCCCTGTTATCGTAGTTCAGGGAGATTTTAAGAAGATTTGTGTTAACACCATCTGGGCTTCTTTGCTCATACCCGTCACCAAACTTTAGGGTTCTAACTGAGGGCTCAGTTGAGATTGTTGGGGAGTAACTGGGAATCCAAAAGAAATGAGGTATTTCTTTGTTATCAAAAGTTGTAATTCCACCCCACTTAGAAGCTCCTACGCTTGGAGTTTCCGTATTTGAACTCTCTAGGCTATAGAAATGATTGTTTAGATAAAAATAAACATCATTTTTACTGGCTGTAATTCCTCCAGACCAGTTTGGTATTTCGTATATTGAGCCCATATCCTTTTTCCTTACCTTATTTTACACGTTTTAGCGATAAAAAATAAAAAATCTTGGTGTAAATATGTAGGATAAAGGTACAAGGATAATGGCAGATTATTATAATTACAACAATATCAGCCTAAAGGTGAATGGTAGCGGAATTTTGGCTAATTCTGCTTCTTTATCGTTTTCGAACGAACTCACTAAATCTACCCGTATTAATCGCATAGGTGGTGATAATTACATAGCTTCAAACGGTACAAACGGCTCTCTTAGCCTCAATTACTATGTGGACGCTAATAGTGGCGACCCTTTTTACGTGGCTGACGCCAAGCCAGGCCAAAACGTTTTTAGCATAGACATGGGCGGTATGACCATTCAATCTGGATATCTCAATTCATACAGTTGGAGCGCTAGTCCTCATGGCATTTTGCAGGTCAGCGCTGGGTTTAATTTTTACGAAGACCTTGCTGGCACGTTTTCACCCACTATACTACCTGACCAAAACTGGGATTGGTATAAGATGTCAGATTTAACGGTTAGTTTGGCGGGTATGGATGTCACAAGCAGGATTGCTTCCATATCGTATGACGAAGCTCATAATTTTACGCCACTATACAACATAAGCGGGATTGCTCCTGTTGAGCATAGGTACGGAGAAAAGATAAAAAGCTTATCTTTAGATACTTACAATATATTGGAAGCTATTCCTCATACGGGCAAAGAAATCACTGTTGATATTGGTATTAGAAGTCAATCAACCCAATGGAGCGTCAAAGGCGTACTTCAAAGTAAAGATATATCAATAAACTTTGGAGAAAAGGTTGTTTCTACTTTAAACATTGAAGAAAACGGATACGGCTCTGCGCCGACTTTATCCAACAATATAAGCACCAATGTGAGCGCTGGGAACAGAATATATTTTTGGGGAACAAATTTAAATGACGCCACGGCTATTTACTTCAATAACAATATTAGAGTGCAAAATATAGAAAGAAATGCGACCAATTCTGATACGGGAGAAGTCGGGATTGCTTGCATAGTCCCTAGATTTGCAATAAGTGGTCCTGTAAAAATAATTACCCCACACGGAGAAGTGACAAC